GCAGTGCTTCTCCATCGCGGTGCAGTTGGGTGACCGACCATGTAGGCATGAACTCCATGAAGTTGCGGGGAGCAACATTGGAGGTGTGAGAATTGAAGATTGCGCTCCAGTTTTCAAAAGCCGAACGAAGTGCAAGATTGGCATCTGAAATAACCGTCAACTGCCAGTCTTGGAATGTGCGGTCACCCGGAAGTTTGATGCGGCGACCACGGTATGGAACCTCAATGGTTCCAAGGGACGAGGCAGGGATCTGTGCAGCCTTACACAAGAACGAAATGGCTCGGTTGTTCGAATAACCGGGAATGGTGCCATTGACCACGAACAGGTTTGTGCGGATACCTCCACCAGAGAAGGCATTCACAAATCCTGAAATATTGTTGGTTGGATCTACTGGCATTTAATTGCTCCTTTTGTTAACCCGAATATCTATACGATCAACCGCCAACTTCGCTGAAATTAACGCCAGTCTTGGTGGCAATAAAGTTCAACTGAATGAAGTTGATGCTGCGAGTGGGCTTGACGAAGATATCGGCAACAAACTCGTTGCGGTCGATCACCTCGCCAGTGTTGTTGGTTTCGTCGCACACCACCTTGAAGTCGGTGATGCCTCGCCGCTGCTGAACCGTCTTGAGGAACGGAACAATCAGATTCTTGAACTGAGCGCGAGTAAATCCATCGTTCTGTTCGAACAGGAAGAACTTGGACGCAGTTGCAATTGCCTTCTCAAGAATGATGAACAGACGACGAACATTGATGCGGTCGAATGCCGATGGCTTGGTCTGTGCGGTCTTGTCACCGAACAGGATCACGCCTTCGCCGGGGAACGACACCACAGGGTTGACCTGACGGGTGTACAGTTCGTCGCGGTGAGCCTCGGAAGTGGGGTTGTACGCCAACTTCACAACGCTCTTGATCTGCCCACGGTTGAATCCCGCAGGCGAGAACCAAGCCTCGTTGGTGAACTCTGTACGAGCAACAAGACCTGCAATGTCTGCGTTGAGCGGCATGGTGCGGAGGACATTGTTGTAGGTGTCCAACTGGAACTTCCAACCGCTGTCAAGCACTGCATAGGACGAATTGATGTTGAAAGTGCTGTCGCGGAAAGTCTTGATTTTGTTCAAGGCTTCGTATGGCAGAGCATTTACGACATCGCTTGATGCAGGAGAAGCAAACGCCATGCAGTCAAGACGCTTTTCGCAGATGTTGTTGACTACGAGTTTTGCCAAAGTTGCAGATGCGTTTCCAAGTGGAAGCAGAGACACATCAATCTGATCCGGATCGGCAAAATAACTCCAGCCATCAGTCCACCGTTCGCTGTCGTTTGGTGTGCTGTTTGCTCCGTTTCCAAGAGGCAGAGAAACAATGTTCTGCCCCATCAACCGGGCACCGCTGATGGCGTTCAGTGTAGTCCAGTTGGTCTTGGTGGACAACTGATTGTCGGTGTTGTTTGCAAGATCACGCTGAATGGCGTAAATGTAGTTTGACCGTTCACGGATCACATCCTTGTAGTAGTTACCTGATCCGTCACCGTTTCTTGCGTCTTTCGCACGGGAAACACCCTCAAACTTCTCAAGCAGCGTATTTGCTGTTCCTGTCCACTTGCCGTCACTATCAAACACCAGTACGCTGATGAGATCGCCTGCTCCACCAACGCTGTCTGCGTAACTGGTGGTTGTTGCAATCGTGTTCACATACTTGGTGTATACGCTCTTGTGTTCAAAAGTGGATCCAGCCACCTGTGCTTTGGTGATGGGATTCTGAAAATTAATCTTGATGAATCCTGTTGCTTCTGAACAGACACCTTGAAACTCTTGATTTGACGGCGTTACATCAACAAACTGAGAAGTGTTTCCTGCCAAGTTTCTCTGAACAGTTGAAACAAGAACGCTGGTTCCGTCAGCAAAGCGAATTTCGTCACCCACAGCAAAGTGATACGTTTCTGCATCGTTCTTGACACAGAAAGTCAGTCCAGTTTCTCCGAAACTGACCGCGTTTGCCAGAGTTGCACCGCCGTATGTGGTTACACCCGAACCACTGATCACGACAACGCGAAGGCTGTTTCCAAGCGCACCGGGGAACTTTCCGGCAAAAACCGTTCCTGCTGCCATAGCCGTAGTAACAGCAGCAGAAGGAGCATCGTACTCGTCTTCGTTGTTGATGTCTAGACCACCAGTTGCTGCCGCTATGCTGGCAGCAGAGTTGGTTGCAGCAGATCCAACCACGCGAACCACTTGCATGCTGTTGCCGTACTGCAAGAAGTTGGCGGGGGTGAAGAAGTCCACATAGTTGGTGGAATCAGGCTTTCCAAAGATCGCAGCCAGTTCGGTTTCGTTGGCAACGGTTACGATCTGCTTGCAAGGACCCCAATAAAAATATCCGGCGTAACCACCGGGAGTGGTGGCAACAGCGGGAACAATTGTGGTCAAGTCGATTTCTTTGATGCTTACGCCGGGGCTAACTCTGAATCCCATTGTGGTGTCTCCTTCGTCTGTGAAGCACAGGGTTGGGTGTCATTACTTCTACTTCTATGTATTATTTGGATTTTTCTGTGTGCCTCACTGTGGATCGTTGCCCCAGTTCCAAACTGTCCCTGTATTGTCCGTAAAAGACGGATTTTCTCCCCCGTCGTCTATGAAACCGAAGGGGGTCATTTCCTCCTCTAGATTTTTCATTTGGTCTTCATAGAGGTCACGGCGGATGTCGCTGCCCGTGATGTCTTTAAAATATGCCTGTGTGGTGAGCCACCCAAACAGCACAAGGGTCATAACCAAGTCATCATGGTGGTTTTCCTCTGCCTCAAAGGAGTCTCCCTTTGCCACAAAAGAACACAATTCGTCCACCACATTAAAGTCCTCTACTATGAGTTTAGAGTCCTCCAATAGATTTTTGAGAATTGAGCAGCCGATTCGCTTCACCGCAGTAGAGGTTTTTACTCCTTTCATGGATGAACCACCTCGCCCGAATCCACCGTTCACAATCTGTCCCTTTCGCCCCTGCATCTGCACATAAATGATGTTATCGTATTCCAATTCGTCATGCAGAATGTCTGCCACCTGTTGCCCGATGTCGTTTATCTCCACAAGCACATACGCATTATTGTACTGCCGTGCTATGGGATAAATCGCATTAGGGTACAACATGGGCGGTAGTTCGTTGTTTCGGAATGTAGCAGCAACACGATACGGCATCTGTGAAACATCAATCACGGAAAAAGCATGGTAGTCCTGCCCCACTCCACGGGAGGTGTCCACCACGATCACATACTTGTGTTCCGGCAAAGGACGAGCATAGACCCGCAACCCCTCTCCGTTGGAGAACTCCGGTGTTCGGTACACCATGCACTTCAGTTTTTCGGGGTGTACGAGCGTGTGAACCGATCCAAGGAATTCGCACTCAAACTCCGTGCGAAACTGCTCCTCGGATGTATTGGAGATGGTCTGTTGTTTCCATTTCTCGTCACGACCGGGAACATCGCTCCAATGCACCTCAATAGGCACATACTCGTTCTTGCCTTCCTCGCCCGGTCGCTTGTTGGCATTCACCCACAGGCGATAGAACATGTTCAATCCCTTGGGGGTTGATACAATGATTACCTTGGTTTCCTTGCCGCTAGTGATGGTGGGATACACGGACGAGAAGAACTCTTCTGCCACATTCTGCGGAACATACGCAAACTCGTCCAACATGATGCAGTTGAACGATCCACCACGAACAGCAGAGGACGATGTGGCAGCAGCAAGAACCTTGGAGCCGTTCTCTAGAACGATTGATCCTTTGTTCCACTCAACGACACCCTGCTGCAACCATAGGGGCAAATACTCATAGGCAAGTTTCAGGCGACCAAGCAGTTCACGGGCTGTTGCGAGTTTGTTTGCGAGAATTGCAACGCTCATGTTCTGATTGAACAGGATATAGTGGAGCAGTGATGCAACAACCGTGGTGGATTTACCGCTCTGACGGGGCAGTTTGGCAATCACGAATCGGTTGGTGTGTATCTTGTTTACGATGTCTTCCTGAAAGTCGTAAGGCTCAAACGGAACCAAGCCCTTGTCCAATGATACGATCTTCACATAGTTCTTGATGAAATACAGAGGATCTTGGGAGCATTTCACATACTCTTCGATCTGCTTGGGGGTGAAATTGATGTTTACACCCGCTGCCTTCAGGTTGGAGTTTCCCAGATAACTTTCACTCTTGTTCATGGAACTCCACCTTTCCCAAAACCTCTCCGTTCATTTTCAAGGCAAAGTTTCCACCAACAGCAAGCACTGCCTTTTTCTGTTCGTCCGGTGTGTAGTTGAGTATTTGTCTGTATTCCTGTTCCACCTGTTCTCGCGTTACCTTGCCTTTGCACGATCCGCACAGGGAGGAATCGTACACCCGTTTTGCTCGGCTGTACCATCCAAACAAAGCACTCGGGGCACGGCATATTCCTGTACGAGAGTCTTCTCCTGCATACAGGTGTTTCAACAACTCAATCGGAGATTCGAATACTAGTTCACCCATTGATCCAACCCATGAGTTTTTTGAACAGACAATATCCCAA